TTATTTTAGATTCTTTAATAAAGATATAATTTCTTCATTTTGTTTAATAATAATCTGATTTTGTTGGATTTGAACTTTTTCAAGTGCGCCTGGTCCAGTTGCATTAGTTATTGCGACTGCCTTACTATTTAAAACATTACCAATATATGCAGCATGTTCTGGATATTTTTTAAGAATATCAACCATGTCATTTTCTTCAAAATAAGGAATTGCATCAGAATAGTATTTTTGTTTCTGTTGCTCTTCTTTTGAAGTTGTATTTTTACCACCAAATAATGCCATTTAAAAACTCCTTCTTAAATTCTATTAACTTCCAGTCAACCTATAAAATTCTTCTTGAATCATCTGTTCACCCCAAGTTGTCGCAATTTTATGCCTTTCAGCAAATCTTAACCAATTGAAATCCGAAGGCTCGCATTGGGAAAGCTCTTCAGATATGAGATGTCGAACCATGAAGCGGTCTGCTTCATTTTCGTATTTATAAAGTAGTCTTTTGTAATGCGCTGGATTGTGATTTATGTGCCCTAATTCGTGCAGAATAACCTCTTCTCGTTCCTCTATGGATAAATCCCTATTAACGTAAATGATGCGCTCATCGGGGAAATAGAAGCCTCTACGCTCCCACATAGTCTCAGGGAAGAGATAGAGTGTGACCTGGTATTCATCCAGCAACTCATTCACTTTCAATATCGGATACCCCCAGAGAAAGTTTAATGATCTGCGCAATCTTGTCAACATCTTCATCTGATAGTGGTTTACCATCAAATAGAACCACACGTTCACGAAGATTGGACAAGTCAACAGCACGACCATCAGCAGTAGTGACAATCTCACTTGCAACATTAGGATTATCAGTACGACCTAATAGATAATCAGTCGAAACATTAAAATATTCAGCAATTTCTTGAAGTCGCTCAGAGTTAGGCGCCTTCTTTTTTAATGAATAAAAATAATTTGTACTATAACCCAAAGTTTCTTCTAGTTTTGACAAAGCAATTCCTCGCTTTTTAGCAAGTTCTTTGATTTTTTCAAACGTTGAAAACATTGTTAAATCAACCTTTCTACGCTTAACAAAAAATATTCTAGAAAAAAGTATAGAAAAGTGTTGACAAGCTCTATAAAAAAGTATAGAATATATATTGTAAAGCGAAATATAAAGCGAAAACAAAAGAGAAAAGACAAACTAAAAATAAAAGCTTTGGCGAGCGTTATGATTGGTTTAGAAAGTCCTTTGTTTATGTTTTTCTTATACTTTGATTATAGACTTTAGTCTAGAAAAAGTCAAGAAATTCTATAAAAAAGTTTTCGCTTTGTGTTTCTCTAAAAAAGAAAGGAGTTACACATGAGCACACAACACCAAAAGTGGAACGAACTGGTAAAACAAAAAATGGCTGAACGGAATTGGAATAATGCTGATTTAGCACAAGCAATTGGATTCAAGCGTACATCAAGCGTTATCACAGAATTATTCAACATCGGTAAAGGTTCTGATAATTTGAAACTAAAAATTTCAAAAAAACTAGGAATATCAGAATCATGGGAAAAATTTGAGGAGTAAGAAATGAACAATACAAGACAAGATAATGATGTCATCAAAAAAATTATTGAGGAACATTTTGAAAATATGGTTGATGATATTTTAGAACACACAGAGACCTACTATGAAGCTTTGGGTGCTGTTTCTTGCATTAAGGTGAGCAATGTTCCAAACCTGCGTTACCTAACTGATTGTTTAGAGAAAGCTATCATAAATCGTGCTATGCGACAAAAAACATCTAATCATAACTAGATTTAGAAAGGAACATTATGAACGAAATTTTTAATTTTCACGGGCAGGAAGTCCGCACTATGACAATCAATGATGAACCTTGGTTCGTTGGTAAAGATGTAGCTGATATCTTAGGATATAGCAAAGCTAGAAACGCAATCGCTCTTCATGTTGATGAAGATGACGCCCTAAAACAGGGCCTCACAGATAATCTTGGAAGAACACAAGAAACAATCATAATCAACGAATCAGGATTATACTCGCTTATCCTATCAAGCAAATTGCCGCAGGCAAAAGAATTCAAGCGCTGGGTGACATCAGAAGTCCTTCCAGCTATTAGAAGACAAGGTGGTTTCATCCGTGAGGATTTAGACGAAGATGCCTTCATTGCTCTATTCACTGGCCAAAAGAAATTGCGTGAGCAACAAGCTAGCATGATTGAAGATATTGACTATCTCAAGAATGAACAACCAATTCATCCAAGTTATGCTCAGTCGCTATTGAAGAAGCGTAAGGCTCGAGTAGTTGCTTGCCTTGGCGGAATTGACAGTCCAGCTTATGCAAACAAGACATTCGCTCAATCTGTCTTCAGGCAAGCAGAAATTGATTTCAAGGATCATTTCAATATCAGTCGCTATGACCTATTGCCAAAGAAATTCGCAGAAGCAGCACTTGCCTATTGGATGACTTGGGAACCAAGTACCAACACCAAAATGAAAATAATGGAATTGAATGCGTATAGCGCATAAAAAAAGCACCTGACGGAAATCAGGTACTTACTAAAATAACTACTTACATTATACCACATCAGGAGGTTATTGTGAATATTCTCAGTGAAGATTTTGAAAATGGTATTCGCTCTGTCGTTCAAAATCAATTCAAAGAATCTTTCAACGAATTGTTAGAGCACGAGACGATTGAAAAGCGATGGCTCTCAATCGAAAGTGCTGCCAATTATTCAGATTGTAGCACGAATACCATCCGCAAATGGTTAAAAATGGGTTTAAACCTATATAAAGTTGACGGAACAAAACGAATTGACAAGAATGAACTCGATGAGTTTATTCAAGCAAATCTTGTAATTTAGGATTAGAAAGTAAAAAAAAATGAAATTACTAGACAGAATCACAAAATGGTTTTTCAACACAACAAAAATCGAAGTCAACACCGACTGGCGATTGGTTGCGTTGGATAAAAATCGAAAGCTGATTGAAGTTGAAGAAAAACTACAAGAAGCAAATCAACGATACCATGACAAGTGCGTTGAAAATGAAATCTTGTATCTGCGTATTGAAAAACTAGAAAAAATTTTGGAGGTATAGAACATGACAGAACCGACTTTAGCAAGCCAATTTCTTGGAATTGTAACAACTATGATTAGTTTGTTCATTGTATTGTCATTGATTGCACACGGTGAACAAAAAGCAAAAGATAAGATGCATAAGCAGCAAGAGCATGACAAGATGATTATTGAAGTCTACCAGGAAGGTAGAGATCAATTCAACAATATTGCTCGTATGAACATTCGCAACTGCGATAGACAATCTACATACGATACCCAACCACCTGTCGGACTATCGAAGAAGCAAAAATAAGGAGTCAGGACAATGTCAAAAGCCAATTTTAAACAATTAATCATTTGGGTTGAAAATACAATCCAAATCAACAAAGAACTTATCGAAGAAACATCAAGACCGTTATCAAAACACGAAGAAACATTCTTTAAAAACAATTTTGAAAAATTAACGTTAATCAAAGAATACCTTATTGACTACCAAAAACTTGCAGATGACTACCGTGCACTGGATAAAAAATATTATTTATTAAGACTCCAGAAAATGGAATTAGATAGCCGTTTGATTTTCGAAGATATGAAGAAGGACTATCGAGCGAATCGTAGAAAGTGGAAAGCAAAGATATAACGCTGCTAGGAGAAGTATATGTCTGATAATAAAAAATATTACTACTTAAAATTGCGAGATAATTTTTTTGACAATGACGATATAGCAATCCTTGAAAGCATGCCAGACGGGATACTTTATTCTAACATTCTACTAAAACTTTATCTTAGGAGCCTTAAAAACAACGGTAAATTGATGTTTAATGACCGCATACCTTATAACGCACAGATGTTATCAACAATCACTAGACAACCAATTGCAGTTGTAGAAAAAGCAGTCGGGATATTTAAAGAGATGGGATTGATTGAGGTGCTAGACAATGGGGCCATCTATATGCTTGATATCCAAAATTTTATTGGTTCATCAAATACTGAAGCAGATAGAAAACGTGAATATAGACGAAAAATCGCTTTAGAAAAAGGTCAAGAACTCTTGGGACATTTGTCCGGACAAATGTCGGACGAACAGGCACCAGAGATAGAGATAGAGATAGAGAATAGAGATATAAAAGAGATAGATTATACAAAGGACAAATCTCCTGCTGCTATTGCTGGATATTATCAATCTCGCATCGGGGTGCTTGATGGTAAACAATTTGAACAACTAATTGACTACATTCAATTTGATCATATGGAGTATGAATTAGTAAAACTTGCGATTGACAAGGCTGCTGATAATTCAAAACGAAGTTTTGGATATGTAAATAGCATTTTGAAGAATTGGTTGCAAAATGGTATCAAAACTACTGTGCAACAAGAAGAAGAGCAATCAAAATTTAACAACTCAAGGGGATTTACTAATTCTAGTGGGAATCAATCAGAACAGGAGGCTAAGAAAGAATGGGGGTTCTAGAATTAATTCAACAATTTGAAGAAAACTTCTACCCAATAAGTGATCAGAAAAAATCTCTTTTGAAAAAACAATCAAAAGAGATCGTGATAGCTTGCTTGTCAGATATGGCAAGCTGGAAAGTTTGTGGAGGTAAGCTAACATGGTAACTGATGCACTAGAAGAAATGGCGCTCTCTTATCACAGGAATACTGAAGAACAAAATGAAATTTGCGACAAACACAAAATTCCCTTGATTAAAATCATCCGGACAAACGATATCCTCTGTCGCTTATGCGAATCAGAACGGATTCATGCAGAGAATCAATTAAGAGTCAATGAGCTTGCTGATGCAGAGCATGAACGAGAGCGGAAGTTCTATCTTGAGAGATTCTCTCTATATGATGATGTGTTGAAGAATGCAACTTTAGATAACTTTGATACACCGACAGAAAAAGAAGTTCAAAAGTTAGAATTTGCCAAAAAAATCTGTAAAGAGTGGTCAGATGGTGCCAGAAATAATGTTGTTTTTCAAGGCGAAGCTGGAACCGGTAAAAGCCATCTTGCTTTTGCGATTATGAAGGAACTATCAGAAATTACAAAAGAAATTGCTATCTTCATCAATGTTACTGACTTACTGATGAAGATTAAAGCTGATTTTAGTCAGGAAGAGTTCCTAGTCAACAAGATTGCTAGCGCTAAATTTTTAGTGTTGGACGATTTAGGAATGGAAAAAGATAGTGACTGGTCTTTCGGCATTCTCTATAACATCTTGAATAAAAGGGCAAACACGATTATCACTACCAATCTAATTGCACAGGAAATCCAGAAGCGATACGGCCGGCCATTTATGAGCCGTCTGATGAAGGGTGTAGACAATGATCATTTGATGGTATTCAATGACTTAAAAAACAAAAGGAAAGATTACTTTTAGAAAGGTGGTACACCTTATTGTTAAAACTATATTTTGTCTACAACGGACATCGAAAATTTTTTCTAGGTTATTTCAACAACGTTGATGAAATTATTGAACGGATGAAAGACCATCAGTGGGCTTTCTCAGGTATTGCCAGGCCAAAATTCAAAAAACACATCGGAAAAGACGATGTGAGATTTGATTATGGCGCGATAGATTGTTATTACTTAGCAGTAAAATCAACGTGCCGCGAACCACGTTAAAAGCGAGCTAGAATATGCGTCAGACTTGGACGAATGACGTATAAAGAATTTGCTAGCTCTTGTATCTTTGAGCCATGAGGTGCAAGAGCTGGATTTTTAGTAATCAGGTTAAAACATGAAATACAACAAACAAGCCATGATTAAAGCTTTGAAACATTCAATCGGAGTGGCAGAAAAAAAGGATTGAAGAACTGAAGAAACCAAGTCAAAAATCAACGGCGCACATAAGAGCTGCTGAGCGTGATTTTTGGAAGAAGAAACTGAAAAGGTATCAAGAACAGTTGGAGGAGTTTAAGAATGAATAAAAAAGAGTTGATTGAACGGATAGAAGGATTGAAAAATCTTTTTGGCAACAAAGCGGAATATATTGAGATAGACGCGGCAATAGAACTCATTTCTGAACTAGACGAACCCGAAAAAGTGAAGGTTCCGCAATTTGTGGCAGAGTGGATTGAGAAGTGTAAAGAAAAAGAAAAAAGCTTGCTTAACTCTCTCTTATATACGCCTGAGGGAGTCAATAGCTGGGTGAGTAATTCAGAAAACCAAGAAACATTCGCTCTTGCTTGGATTTTCGGCTACGAGGTCGAGAAAGAGAAAGAAAAGCGGTACGTAGTTAAGATTATTGGGATTACTAATTATAATAGTTACTTAAATTACCACAAAGGAGAAAATAAGTGGACTATTGAATCTCGTGTGGAGATTGATGCAATAAGAACTAAACACACCCGCAAAGAGTTAGAAGATGCAGGCTTTGGTGAAGTGTTTAATAGTCCATTATTTGAAATAGAGGAGGTTACAGAATGATAGTATCAGATGAAGAGTGGATGAAATTCATAAAAGATGGACAAAAATATGCCTTGGAGATACTTGGAGAAGATTTCAAAAATGATGATGATGAGAAAAATGATGATGAGGAGGTAACGGAATGACAGTAGAACAATTCCTTCAATCGTTATCCTACCTTATGTGGACTTCATATTGGTCAGTAATTTTTTATAAGTTCTTTAAAAATAATAAAAATAATAAAGATTGAGGAGGTGGAAGAATGATAGATAATGAAAGTTTAAAAAAAGAAAAAGAATTTATTATTGCCATTTCAAATCTAAAGATAGAAATTATCAAGAAATCTGATAGTCTGGGAAATCAATCGTTAATTAATATCAAGAGGGAAGCGCGAGGACTATATGAATGTCTCGTATGCTTGCAATATGATGCGAAGGAGAATGAAAAATGAAACACACACTAATTCGCATCCTTCTCGCTTGGTCGCTTGTCGCTACTTGCTTATTATTTATGCAGCGTGAAGCACAGAAACCCTTGCTAGTCTATCACGCAGATAGCAAGGCACAGATTACTGGCAAGGTTACAGAAAAACGAAAAATCGGAAAACTTTTCACAATCACGGTAAACGGGAATGTTTTCGTGGTTAGTGAAGACAAATATAAAAATATTGAAGTAGGAGATGAGGTGATTATTTGACATTCGTAGAACATAACAACCGTGAGAAAGCTAATAAATTTGCTGAGTATGTAACTGGGAAACCGCTACGTGAATACTTAGCTCAAAAAGTGAAGCAGTATTGCGGTGAAAATATATCTGTATTTGATGGAGCTGCAGGCTCTGGACAGTTGGAACAATTTATCAGTATGACGGATTTTCATGCAGTAGAAATTCAACAGGAAAGTTGCGAAGCTTTAAAAACAAACTTTCCGCATGCAACAGTTGATAATCAAAGTTTCTTTACTTATCAATCTGATATCCAGGTTGATGCAATTGCAATGAATCCACCTTATTCTTTAAAACTTAAAGAGTTACCAGAAGAAGACCAAGAGGCTATTAAAGAGCTGTTTCCGTGGAAAAAGTCAGGTGTTGTGGATGATGTGTTTTTGTTAAAATCCATGAATTATACTAAGCGTTACGGATTTTATATCATGTTCCCTGGTATTGCATACCGTCAGTCTGAAAAGAAAATGAGAGAGCTGGTTGGGAATAATTTAGTTGAATTAAATGAGATTCAAAATGGATTTGAAGATACTCCTATCAATGTCATATTTTTAGTAATTGACAAAGAGAAGAATACTCCTGAAATTTCAAAAGAGATTTATGACTGTAAAACTCAAAAAGTTGAATACCAAGAATCTGACAAATTAAATTCAGATTTCAGCTGGGTAATACCTAAAAAACCAGTTGAAAAAGAAGAAATAGACATTGACAAAGTGAATGCTGAATTAGATCAAATGGCGATTGACCACCTTGAAAAACATTTAGCAAGTCAATTAGTCTTGATTCAATTCTTTAATGCAGATATTGACTTAAAATCGTTTATCACAAAATGCCACAAAGTTTTAGATGATTATCTACTAGCTTATAATTTTATGGTCGGTCTTGAATGAAACCAGAAACGATAACAAAGTACGGATTGTTAGAAGTTTGCGAGCTTATTTCAGGCACTAGAACGAATGAAACAGACGGACCTTATTTTATCTATGGTGCAGGCATGAACCCGAAAGGTACAACAGACAAGTTTAATTGTGAAAGCGATACAATTCGCTTGACTCGTAAGGGCACAGTTGGAGCTGTTTATTTCCATCGGAATTCGTTTTGGATAGATGGAGATAGCTTTAGGGTCGAACCAAAAGAAATGATAGACAAGCGATATCTATTTCATTGGCTATTGATGAACCGTAAAGAGATAGAACAGTGCGCTGATGGTAGTAATCAGCCAGGCTTGTCACTAGCTAGACTATCAAAAATGACGATTGATGTACCTGACATGGAATACCAATTAAAAGTAGTCAAGTTATTGGATGAAATGAGTACAGGCTTAGAATTTTTTTATAGACAATATCACACAAATTAAAAAGTTAGAGAACAAGGTTTTGAGTTACTATAACGAGAAAATTGGAATAGCTTTAGAGAGAGGTGAGTTAAATGAGAAACTGGGAGAATGATTTCGCTTATTACCAAGGCGAAACATTCATAACTTTAGGTTCTTTACAAGAAATACATGAGTATACAGGTATTCCTTTAGAAAGATTAAAGGAATATTCAAAAAAATCAAGAATCAAACGTTATCCATTCGGAAGGATGCTAATTGAAATAGATGAGGAGTTATCATGAACACACTAGAGAATGTTAAACAATGGTTTATTGACCGTGATCTAGAAAACGGTGGACGATTAGACAAGCAGTCCTTAAAACTCAGCGAAGAATTCGGTGAGCTATGCGCTGGGTATCTCAAGAAGAATGAGAAAGTGACCAAGGATAGCATCGGAGATTGTGCAGTCGTGATTGTCGGTCTAGGACTACTAATCGGTGAAGATGTGAATCAGATTTTTAAAGAGTCTGATGGTTTACGGAAGAAAGAAATTACAGAAACATTAATCTCTATCAATGCAAACATCAGTGAGTTCCAACTCTCACAAGGGTTTGCAAGCAAGGAATTATGCCGACACAATCTAGTACGCTGCATTGGATATCTGAAGAATCTCGGATATGATTTTGATGAATGCTTTGAGTTAGCCTATCAGGAAATTAAAGACCGTAAAGGTCGCTGGATTGATGGTTCATTCGTGAAAGAGGAGGATTTAACAAATGACTGACAACGTAAACAAACCAAATCACTACCAAGGTCGGTTTGGAATGGAGTCCATAGATGCTTTAAGAAATTTCATGACACCTGAACAAATGAAAGGCTTCTACTTAGGGAATAGCTTGAAGTATTTACTACGTCATCAGAAGAAGAACGGTCTTGAGGATTTGAAGAAAGCCAGAAAGAACCTTGATTGGTTGATTGAGGATTTGGAGAATGAGAATTAAAACATCGAATGGCGCAATCGTCAGCGTTAACAACATAAAACGCAGCATCACGATTGAAGGAATCGAGCTCGGCTCAGATTGTCAAGCGTTAGTATCTAAACATCAAGACGGCACAGGTACGATCACTTTAGTCTTTGATGGAAAGATTATTTAGAGGAGGTTTGCTATGAGGTTAAGACTAAAAGAATTTAGGCAAGACATGGCTCTATCAGTAGCTCAAATGGCAAAAGAAACTGGAATCTCAGCCAACACATTACATTTATATGAGCGCGGGAGCTATCCTTCTATCAAACAGATTGAAACTATCGCAAAGACTTACGATGTAAATCCTGCTTGGCTGTTAGGATGGACAGAAGATGAAAAACTCCCTGAAGTCAAAATTGTTGAAAAAGTAATTTACAAAGAAAGTCCAACAGCAAGACTGCCAGATTATTTCAATAATAATAACGACGGTAAACTTATCAAGTGGAAACAACCACGAAGATTTTTAGGAGGTAGAGTTTGAAGAAATTGAGCGACGAAGACCTTAAAACGTTAGATAGAGAACTTTTCAAATTTCAAAATATCCAACGTACAATAGACCTAAGAAGGTTAGAGCTAGAAACTCGAAATCCTGATGTTCAAAGTGGGCCTACTGTAGGAATAAGCAAACCTACCGAAACTATCGCAATTAGAATCGCAGATGATCCAACCTTGAAATTTCTTGAAGGGTTCAAAGCTATTATTAACAAACTCCTAATCAATCTAGTTGATGAAGATAAGGAAATCTTTAATCTGCGCTGGAGATATCCTCAACTGAGATGGGAAGAAATAGCAGAACAAAAATTCATGAGCAAGGCTACAATCTATCGACGTAGAAGGATTATCCTAGAGCAGTACGCTATACTGAAAGGTGAGTTGTAAATAAGATTGAGACAAAAGACATCTTGAAGTCTCACAAAAAAAGGTTTATCATGATAGCATGAACTTCTGAAACAAAAACACATATCACACTTGAGGAGTCAACCTTAATTCTAGTCAAAAAGTTGTCCAACAGAAGCATCATCAAGAGTCAGCAAACGCTGGCTTTTTGTTTTACAGAAAGGAGGTAAAATATGGAATATGTATCACCGATAAAAGACAGCGACGACATTCAGGCCATGAAAGACTATTTGAAAGAATGGAATGAGATGTACTACATGCTATTCATCACTGGTCTGAATACTGGATTGCGAGTCGGAGATATACTTACCTTGAAAGTTAAAGATGTTCAAGGCTGGCACATCAAACTGAGAGAACGGAAGACTGGCAAGCAGATAACAAGACGGATGACAAAAGAACTCAAGAAAGAAATGAGGAGATATGTCGAGGGCAAGCCATTTCATCATTTCTTATTCAAGAGTAGGCAAGGTCAGAATAAAGCGATCACTCGTGAGCGAGCCTATCAAATCATACATGAAGCAGCTGAAGAACTTGGCATTGATAATGTTGGTACACATACAATGCGCAAGACATTTGGCTATAAATATTACAATAAGACGAAGGACGTGGGGACATTACAGAAAATGTTCAATCACTCATCGCCTGCAATCACATTGAGATACATAGGGATAGAACAAGCAGAGCTTGATGATGCACTACGGAACTTTGTCATTTAATTTTTTAGATATTACTTTCACATAATGAGTTAAGCATAAACTTAAAAAATAGAACCCTTTAAAACCCATACTTAGTAAGGGTTTGAGATTTAGAGTGAGTTTAACAAAATATAAGATATGTGAAAGTGAGAGGTAAAACAACATAGAAAAAGGAGTATAACATGATAAAAGAATATCGCGATATATTGATTGAATCTGGAGCAGTTAACAAACTGAACAAAGACATTAAAAATAACCCTGAAGTGAACTTCAAGATAGTTGGATACAATGTCGTTCCACAAAAGTTTGGACCAGATTGTAGATACATTCTTGTAGATTGGGAAAAAGAAATACTAGAAGATTCTGCAACAAAAGTTTCTACAATTCCAGAATCAAAAGTAAATACAGACACAGATCCACAAGTTTCAGAATTCGTTTCGAAACGTTTTAACCTTCCAGACGATCATTAATGTTTTAAAAAATGAGACAAAAGACATCTTGAAGTCTCACATAAAAAGGGTTATTATGATAGCATGGATTTCTTGTATGAGAGGGGATAGGTCGCTGACCTGTCCCTTTTAGTATTGGAAAGGAGGTTTGCCATGTACAACAAACCTATCAGACCATCCTTGAAGTCTAAGAAGTGGGAGAAGTTCCGTGATAGGATAATGCGTAAGCATGATTATCTTTGTCAAGAAAGTTTGCGTTACGGAATTTCTGTTCAAGCAGAAATGGTTCACCATATCTTTCCTGTATCTGAATATCCTGAACTTGAATTCGTTGAATGGAATTGTTTGCCGTTGACGAATAAGAAACACAATACATTTCATGATAGAGTGAACGATAGAGTAATCAACCAAGGCTTGTACTGGCAGAAAAAGAGAAAAAAAGAATTTTTAAATTTTTTCAAAAATGAAAAATGAAAATTTTTAGTCCCCCCCTCTTTTTAAAAAATCATTTTGGCCAGTAGGGTACCGGTGAAGGGAACTTTTTCCAAGTCGGGGGCCTTCAAACAAAAAGGGGGTAAAAACTAAGCGATTTTGACGAAAGGAGGTAGTTTTTGGCTAAACCAATTACAGCGAAGTCGATTAAGTCAAAAGTTGTCAAACAGATGAAGGACTTGGGCACTTATCGTAAAGAGTTTGAAATGATCATTGATATCTTTGCAGGTATGCTCTATCAGTATCAGAAACTTGCTCAAGATTATGCTGACATGGGTTATCCAGTAACAGACACCTACGTCAATAAGGCTGGTGCTGAGAATGAGCGCAAAGTTCCAATCTTGACAGCGATGGAAATTTTGAGGAAAGACATTCTCAGCTACTCTAATCAGCTGATGATGAATCCGAAGTCGCTTGGTGAGGTAGTAGAACAAGAAGGTGATTCAGTTCTTACTGAGGTCCTGAAGTTCAAAAACGAAATCAAGAAGAAGCGAGTGACTGCAAATGGGTAATCTTGATAAAGCGAAAGAGTATGCTCGGCACGTCATTTCTCACAGAGAGGAACATTGCGAGGAGAATATTCTTGCAGCTGAACGTTTCTTGCGTGATCTTGAAAATCTTGAGTTTGAAATGGATGAGGATATCGTTGATTTCGTTGTTCACTTCATCGAAAACACGATAGTCCATCAGCAGGGCGATGATATGTTTGCGGTGTCTATCCGTAACAAGCCATTACTCTTGCAACCGTGGCAACATTTCGTAGTTGTGAACCTGTTTGGTTTTTACTATAAGGGTACGAATGAGCGCAGGTTCAAAGAAGCGCTTATCATGCTCGCTCGAAAGAATGGAAAGACTTCGTTTACCGCTGCAATCGCACTTGCTTATCAGATATTAGACACGGATAGCGGTTCAAAATGCTACATCGTCGCCAACTCAGTCAAGCAAGCGATGGAAGCCTTTGGGTTTTTGAAGTTCAATGTTGAGCGATGGAATGACAAGAACATCCGTATCAAGGACAACAACCAAGAACACTCTATCACTGCTAATTTTGGTATCGAGGGTTCTTTCTTTATCCAGGCACTGGCCAACGATGAAAGCCGTTTGGACTCATTGAACGGTAATGTAATTATTCTAGACGAAGCTCACACGATGAGAAACAGCAAGAAGTACGGTCTTATGAAGAAAACAATGTCAGCATACCGAAACAGTATGCTTTTTGTTATCTCCACGGCTGGTGATATTCCTACTGGTTTCCTTGCTAACCGTTTGAAATACTGTAAAAAGGTCCTTAAACAATTGGTCAAGGATGATTCCTTGTTCATATTTATCTGCAAAGCTGACCAGACTACCGATGGAGACGTGGGGGATTATCTGGACGAGAATGTTCTTAAGAAAGCCAACCCCTCGTGGGGTGTGACGGTGTCGCTCAAGGCTCTGAGAGAAGAAGCAGAACAAGCTATGAACGATCCACAGACTAGGAATGAGTTTTTCAACAAGACCTTGAATGTCTTTACAAACTCGATGAATGCTTATTTCAATCCTGATGAATTTATAGCTTCAGACAGTCAATACGATTGGACCTTAGAGGAACTAGCACGCTTACCAATCCAATGGTATGGTGGTGCTGACTTGTCAAGGATGCATGACTTGACCGCTGCTGCTCTATATGGTGTCTATCACGATGGCGAAAAAGATATTGATATCTGTATCACACATGCTTTCTTTCCTCGAGTCAACGCTCAGAAAAAGGCTAATGATGACGGGATTCCACTCTTTGGCTGGCAGTCTGATGGTTGGTTAACGATGAGTAACACTCCGACTGTTCTCTATGATGATATCGTTAAATGGTTCATCAAAATGAGAGAAAAAGGATTCAAGATTGCCGCTGTTGGGATGGATAGGAAATTTGGTCGTGAATTCCTAGCTAAGATGAAACAAGCTAGGTTCAAGATGATTGACCAACCTCAGTATTTCTATCTGAAATCAGAAGGATTTAGACGGATTGAGTTCAAGGTGAAGAACAAAGAATTTTATTATCTTCATTCGGATGCTTACGAATATTGTGTAAGTAATGTCAGAGCTATCGAGAAAGTGGATGATGCTGTGCAATATGAGAAATTAGACGGTGACGGTGGTACTGCAAGAATTGACTTGTTTGATGCCAGCGTTTTTGCTTGTATCCAAGCTCTGGCAAATCTTGGTAAGAACCAGGATGTCATGAGCTTCTTCAAGTAGAGGGAAAGGAGGTGAGAAAATGGGGCTTTTAGATAGGATTTTGAAACGAGGTAAAACTCAAAGTGGCACAAATGTCATCACGCATTCAGACTTTGGTTTGTTCCTGGACGGGGATGGTTACGTTCCCTTGGCCCGTAATCCTGATGTGATTGCAGCGGTCAACAAGATTGCTGACATGGTATCCAACATGACCATTCACTTGATGGAAAATACCGACAAAGGCGACATCCGAATTAAAGACGGACTAGCTAGAAAAATCGATGTAAACCCATGCGACAATATGACTCGTAAGACTTGGATTTTCAAGATTGTGCGTGACTTGTTATTGTTTGGTGATGGTAATTCGGTTCTTCATGTTGAGTATGATCCTGTGAATGATTATATTTTAAATTTGAGACCATTCGCGATGAGTGAGGTCTCTTTCAAAAACGATGAGTTTGGCTATGTCGTGAATTATCGTGGCATTGATTACAATCCAAGCGAAATCGTACACTTTGCAATCAATCCAGATCCAGATAATCCATTTGTCGGTACTGGATATAGGCTTGCTCTGAGAGATATTGTTAGGAACTTAAATCTTGCTACTCAAATCAAAAAAGGGTTCATGAGTGGGAAGAACGTTCCAAGCTTGATTGTGAAAGTTGACTCTTCAAGTGGAGACTTAGGAACTCAAGAAGGTCGTGACATGGTCGCTAAGAAATACCTTAGCACTAGTCAAGCAGGTGAACCGTGGATTGTTCCAGAGGCTCTTATGAGCGTTGAACAGGTTAAACCACTAAGCCTGAAAGATATTGCTATCAATGAATCTGTTGAAATTGATAAGAAAACAGTTGCTGGGCTTTTGGGAGTTCCAGCTTTTATTTTGGGAGTTGGAAGTTTCGACAAAGAAGAATACAACAACTTTGTCAATACAACAGTTATGAGTATTGCAACGACAATCACTCAGACCTTAACGAGAGACTTACTAGTTTCAAACAATCGGTATTTCAAGCTTAACGCTCGCTCGCTATATTCTTACGACATTACAGAATTGTCATCAGTTGCACAACAGATGACCAACAGTATGGCAATGCGTAGAAACGAGTGGAGAGACTGGTTAGGAATGCCACCTGATCCCGATATGGATGAGCTCCTTGCTCTTGAAAACTATATCCCACAAGACAAACTTGGGGACCAGAAAAAGTTGAAAGGAGGTGAGGAAGAGAATGAACAAACGGAATAGTTATCGTACCGCTCAATTTAAAACACGAGAAGAAACCGAAACTGGTGATTTAATTTTGAGTGGCTACTTTATCAAGTTCGATGAAGTTACTGAATTATGGCCAGGTTACTTTGAAGTGATCAAGCGTGAAGGTGTTGAAAAAGCAATCCAAAGCGCTGACATCAGGGCATTGTTTAACCATGATGATAGTTTAGTGCTTGGTCGAACTGGAAACGGGACCGTCACTTTGGGAGTTGATGATATTGGGCTTTTTGGAGATATCATCATCAACAAAGAAGACCCGCAAGCCATTGGAGCCTATGCTCGTGTTCAACGTGGTGATGTTGTCGGATGTAGCTTCGGTTTTATCCCAATTAAAATCGACACAGAAGAACGTGCTGATGGTTCGTACCTGGACACTATCTTAGAATTAGAAATCTTCGAAGTAAGTCCATGTACTTTCCCAGCATATCCACAAACGGAAATCGCTGCACGACAGAAAGACTTTGAAAGTCAACAGCGTGCTAATCGTGAAGCGCTAGACAAGCGCAAGAAAGAAATTAAGGAGAAATTTAATCTATGCACAAATCATTAATTTTAGGCGCTCGTATGCGCAACAAAGCAGACAAGGTAGCAGAGCTTGAAGAATCAATCGAAGAATTGAACAAACGCTCTGAACTTGAAGCTGCTAAATTGGAACAAGCTGGAACTGACAAAGAAGTTTCAGATGTCGAAAAGAACCTTGAAGAAATCCAAAAAGAATTGGATGAAAAGAAAGCAGAAAAAGAACAACTTGAAAAAGAAATCGAAGATCTAGAAAAACAAGTTGAAGAACTAAATCGTAAAGCACCAACTTATCCAAGCAAAGAAGAACAACGTGGAGGACAAAAATTGGAACAACGTGATGCAATTGCTAAATACATTCGCTCTGGTGAAACTCGTGACATTGCAGGATTGAAAACTACTGATTCAGGAAGCGCAGCTCTAATCCCTACTGAAGTTTTGAAACCTCATTTTGTTAACAAAACACGTAATCCACTTTTGGATCTTGTGGAACGTGTGAAAGTTAACAGTGGATCTGGTAAATATCCAGTTATCAAGAAGACGGATGGTGTAATGGTTTCAACAGAGGAATTGAAATCAAATCCAGAACTCGGAAAACCAGCAATCAGCGAGATTGATTATTCAATCAAGACTTACCGTGGATATGTCCCTGTGTCACAAGAAATGATTGACGACGCAGACTATGACATCATGACCATTGTTGAAAACGAAGTGTTCAATCAAGGTGAAAACACTGAATTGTCATTAGTTACAGCTGTCCTCAAAACAGCTACCCAAGCAGATGCTGCTGGATTTGATGGTATTAAAGATATCTACAACAAGAAGCTTAAATCAATTTATAAAGCAAGTATCGTTGTAACTAAGTCAATGTTTGCCGCACTTGACAAGGTGAAAGACAAAGATGGGCGCTACATGCTTCAAACTGATGTAGCTTCACCTACTGGCTATTCATTTGGTGGGAAAACAATCTACAAAGTAGATGACACAGTATTTGGAAACGAAGGAGACATGAAATTCTTCATCGGAGATGTCACTGAGTTCGTCAAAGAGTTTGACCGTGCTCAAGTATCTGTTAAATGGGTAAACAATGACATCTACGGACAATTGCTTGGGCTTTTTATCCGTTTGGATATTAAAAAAGCAGATGAAGAAGCTGGATTCTTCGGAACCTACACTGATGTTGTAGCTTAAGGGGGTAGCGTATGAGCTATAAAGTAATCCGTCCTTTCAAGGACTTGACTGATCCTGAAAATCATGACTATGCTGTTGGCGATATCTTTCCTCGTGAGGGATATAAGCCAACAGATAGCTTTACAAACGGCCTTTTGACTGGTTCCAACACTGCTGGTTCCATCTTCCTTGACGTTTTGGGAGATGATGAACCTAAAAAGCCAGCTCCTGAAACCAAAGAAGTGAAAGAAAAACCCGCAGTTGAGCAGGAAGAAACAGTTGATGAAACTGCTGAAGAGCCTGCTAAGGAAGTTGAGGAGTAAACATGGACGAAGGTCAGCTTTTGGAATTGCTGAAACTTAAGTTGGGTATTTCAACCGACTTGAGAGACAAGCCGTTAAAAAAAATCATTTCAAGTGTCATCACTGAATTGACCGATAACCTCGGTATCGAGCTTGTTGGTGAGCGTGCTGACCATGAAATGTTTATCGTTGACTATGCTGCTTATCGCTATGAGGGTGGGGTGGATATGCCACGTCACCTTCAATGGCGACTGCATAATTTACAGATAGCATCAAAGAAAGAGGTCAAGAATGTGGAATCATGAAATCAAACTGATCTCTAAAAAAGTAACAGGTAAGGACAAGTTACTACAACCAATCTCTAAAGATGTTGAAGTTACTCTGTTGTGTCGTAAAAAGAAGGTTACTCGCTCTGAATTTTATCAAGCAAATCAGGCAGGTCTAAAACCGAGCTTGGTCGTTGAGATTCGAAATTTTGAGTATGAGAATCAGGAGTTTGCGAAATTTGAAGGCAAGCAATATCGTATCTTGAAAACCTATCCTATCGATTCTGAAATTTTAGAGTTGACTTTGTCAGAGGTCTTGAAATGAGTAATGACCTTGCTGATTTGATAGCGAAAGAGCTTGCAGCTTACTCTGACGAGGTTACTGAAGAAGTGGATAAGATTGCAGAGCAGGTGGCTGATGAGACTGTGGATGAGTTGAAAGAGACAAGTCCTAAACGGTACGGAAAGTATCGTAGAAGTTGGAAAAAGAAGAAGTTGGCCAATGGCTCTTTTGTTGTCTTCAACGCAGTTGCAAGTCTTACTCACATACTTGAGAACGGACACCTTTCAAGAAATGGTGGTCGTGTCGCTGGTATTGTCCACATCAAGCCAGCTGAAGAAAAAGCAATTCAGAACTTTGAGAAGCGTATCAAGGAGATTGGGAAATGAAGCTATCAGACTTTGCTGTTATTTTGGAACAGGCAAACTTGCCTATCACTTATCGAGCGTTTAAAATTGGGAACGCTCCTGACCTACCTTACCTGGTCTATTATGAATCGAGTCCAGCCATCAATGCAGCTGACAACACGGTTAATCATCAGATTAAGAGCGTGACAGTAGAGTTAGCTTTTGAGCGCAAGGATGAAGATTTGGAAGAACGTCTGGAAGAGCTGTGGACAACCCACAAGCTCTTTTTCGATGTTCAAGAAGAAACATTTATCGAGGCTGAAAGACTCTATGTCAAGTCTTATACGGTCTATCTATACTAAGGAGGAATGACATGACTCAAGAAAATAAAGTAACCTTTGGCCTAGAAAACGTACATATCGCACCTATCAAAACACTTGCAGCAGATGGAGTTATCACTTACGGCGATGTTTTTCGTTTTCCCGGAGCGATGGAGCTGACACTTGATACCAAAGGGGAAACAACCCCTATCAAAGCAGACAACAAGGATTACCATTTCATGAATTCAAATGAAGGCTATGAAGGTAAACTTAAAATTCCACATATCATCGATGAATTTGCAACAAAAATTCTTGGTGAAATCAAGGACCCTCAAACTGGCGTTATGACTGAAAAAGCAGATGCGAGCTTGACAGAGTTCGCAATGATGTTCCAGTTTGAAGGTGACAAAAACAAGACTCGCTATGTGATGTACTACTGTTTTGCCAGTCGCCCATCTCTTGGCTCAAAAACTAAGAACGGGACATCAACCAACGAACGTGAACTTAGTTTCAAAGCTAGCCCGCGTCCATTGGATACAGTTGTCAAGCGTTCTATCACATCAGCTGATGACAAGGATGCGTATGACAACTGGTTCAAGAAAGTGTATGAACCTACTGCGGTGACAGGTTAAGGAGAAGACATATGCGTAAAATCGTTTTGGTTGGTGATCAGGAGTATGAGTTGGGGACCAACGGCTATACTCCTATCGCCTACAAACAACAATTTGGAAAAGATTATTTTCAAGATTTGTTCTCGATGTTGAAAAATCAATCATTCATGAATGAATTGAACAAGCTGGAAACCGACAAGGAATTGACAGCGACTAATATTGATATTTCGATGTTGTCAGATTTTGATATGACCTTTTTCAACCGTCTTTTTTGGACCTTTGCTAAATCTGCAAATCCTCAAATCAAGCCTTATGAACAATTCTTCATGGAAATGGAAGTCTTTCCGATTCAGGAAGTTGGGCCTGTGTTGATGGAAATGCTGAATGCGAGCATGACGACAAAAAAGTCCCAGACCAGTCAGAAACAGCTAGCGAAGAAATCTTCACAGTAGAATCTTATCTGTCCTGTTGTAAAGAAACAGGATTGTCTATCGATGATTTGAAGAATATTTCAATCGGAATGGCTTTAGATTATCAAACAGATTATGTGAATTTACGAAGCGAAAGTAAAAAAGGTGAGCGAAAAGCCAACCAAGCTGATTTTGACAATTTTTAAAATAAAAGGAGTGCTGAGAGAGCGATTCTGAGGTCAAGTTCCTTGACCTGACTGCATTATCGTCGTAGAAATCCTCTCAGTGCTTTTCTATTTTTTTGAGAAAGGAGGAAATATGGCAGGAAATATCAAAGGTATCAAAATTGAAATTGATGGCGACACGCAGCCCTTACAGAAGGCGCTGAAAAATGTCAATAAGGCTGCTACTGATGCAACTCAGGAGTTGAAACAGATTGACAAGGCCTTGAAGTTCGATACAGGAAACGTAACGCTCCTGACTCAGAAGCAAGAAGTTCTGCAAAAGCAAGTTGCGACGACCAAGGAGAAACTGGAAACTTTGAGACAAGCTCAGTCTCAGGTGGAGCAGCAATTCAAAAATGGTGATATTGGTGCTGATAAATACCGTGCTTTCCAACGTGAAGTCGAAGTTACTCAAAATGTCCTGAAGGGATATGAGGGTAAGCTTGCAAGTGTGAATCAGGCGCTTGCTGAGAATGGGAGTGCTACTCAGAACAACAAGAACCAATTAAAAGAATTGCAAAATGAGCAGAAGCAACTGGCTAGCGAGAATGAAAAAGTAGTCAGTTCATTCAAATTGCAAGAAAGTCAGCTAGGAGCTAACGCAAGTGAAGCTGACAAATTGGCGCTTGCTGAGAAAAGGATTGGAGCTCAATCTGATATCGTTGCTCGGCAGATTGAAAATCTAGAAAAACAACTAGCTCTTACAAAGCAAGAGTATGGTGAAAATTCAGCTGAAGCCAATAAAATGGAAACCCAGTTGAATCAAGCTAAAACAGCTTACTCGAATCTCTCTCAAGAGATGAATAATCTTGGGAGTGCTGGGAAACAAGCGAGCGGGTCTCTTAGTGAAACAAACAATCTCTTAAAAGCTGAATTGCTCAATCAATTTTCTGAAAAACTATCGGATATCAGTCAAAAGCTGGTTGATTTTGGTAAGAGTGCTCTTGAAGCCTTTCGTCAAGTTGACGAAGGCATGGACACCATCGCTACTAAAACTGGCGCCACTGGTGATAGCTTGAAAGGGATGCAAGATATCGCTTCAAGCATCGCAACAACTATCCCAACTGACTTCAGCAAAGCTGGGGAAGCTGTCGGAGAGGTCAACACACAGTTTGGTTTAGCTGGAGATGCCCTCAAAGATGTATCCGTAGAAATGATTAAATTTGCTGAAATTAATGGTACAGACATCACCAATTCAACCATTTCAGCAAGTAAGGCATTGGAAGCTTATGAACTATCAACCAGTGATTTAGCGAAGGTTTTAGACTCTACAACCTACACCGCTCAGTCAACTGGTGTTTCAGTTGATGATTTGATGAAAAAAGCCATCGAAGGAGCACCACAGATTAAAATGCTAGGTCTCTCATTCGAGGAAGGTGTAGCATTGCTCGGACAATTCGAAACGAGTGGTGTAGATGCTTCAAGTGCTTTGTCAGGGTTGACCAAGGCAGCAGGCTCTTACGCTAAACAAGGCAAGACTTTAAAAGAAGGTCTTGTCGAAACAATCGATAAGATAAAGAATACAACTAGCGAAACCGAAGCAATGGGTCTAGCTATGGAAATTTTTGGTGCTAAGAAAGCACCTCAAATGATTGACGCAATCAAGCGTGGTTCTTTTGACTTCCAGTCATTTGCTGAATCTGCTGAATATTCAGTAGGAGCAGTTTCTAAGACATTTGAAGCCACTCTGGATCCTATCGATAAATTTAAGACAGCACAAAACTCAGCCACTCTAGCCATGTCTGAACTAGGCGCAGCAATCGCTGAAACTTTGGCACCTGTGCTTGAAGCATTAGGAAACATAGTGAAAGACATAGCAGAATGGTTCAGCGGTTTACCTGGACCTGTCAAAGAATTCATCGTGATTTTTGGAGGGGTAGTCACCATTGCTGGTATTCTGATCCCTATATTCTTAACCTTACAAGCAGCAGCAGTAGCACTCGGAACATCCATTGGAGCGATGATTGCAGCAGCTGCACCCATTATCGGTATTGCTGCTTTAATTGTTGCCGCTATTGCAGCAGTCATCATCGGTATCAAATATCTATGGGACACAAACGAGGGATTCCGAGATGCAGTCATGACAGTCTGGAATGCTATTCTGGAAGTCATTAACAAAGTTGTAAGTGAAGTTTCTGACTTCATTATGAGCATGTTTGGAGTGGTTGTCAATTGGTGGACCGAAAACCAAGAGCTTATACGATCTAGTGCAGAAACAGTCTGGAATGCTATCCAAACCGTAATTGATGCAGTCATGACAGTCTTAGGTCCATTAATCGAAGGCACCTGGGCGAATATCCAACTGGTCATCACAACCGCTTGGGAAGTCATCAAGACTGTAGTTGAAACTGCAATCAATGTTGTTTTAGGCATCATCAAGGCAGTCATGCAGATCATCACAGGTGACTGGTCAGGAGCCTGGGAAACAATCAAGGGAGTGTTCTCAACTGTCTGGAATGCTATCCAAAATGTTGTTCAGACCATCTTCACAGCTATCCAATCGTACATTTCAAATACGATAAATGCCATTTCAAGTACAATTTCAAATGTATGGAATGGAATTTCAAGTACAATTTCAAATGTATTAAATGGTATTTCAAACACTGTTTCAAATGTTTGGACAGGAATCAAGAATTCAATCGGGAATGCTATAAACGGAGCCAAAGACCTTGTAAGCTCTGCAATAAGTGCGATTAAAGGTCTATTTAATTTTAGTGTTAGTTGGCCACATATTCCACTACCTCACTTTTCAGTGAGTGGTTCAGCAAATCCATTGGATTGGTTGAGTCAAGGTGTGCCAAGCATCAGCATCGAATGGTATGCTAAAGGCGGTATCATGACGAAACCGACCATTTTTGGAATGAATGGCAATAACCTTATGGTTGGTGGTGAAGCTGGTAACGAAGCAGTATTGCCACTTAATGATCAAACGCTTGGTGCTATCGGTCGAGGTATTGCTCAGACAATGGGTGGAACTTCACCGACCATCAACATTACTATTACTGGCAATACTGTCAGAGAAGAAGCTGACATCACTAGAATTGCTGACGAAGTAGCTCAGAGAATTGCTGATGAAATCCAACGTAGAAGCCAATTGAGAGGAGGTATGGCATGATAAAACATAACGAACTTGTGATTGACGGTGTAAGAACATCGTCTTTTCCATTTAAGGTCATCGTCCATGATTCTCCCTCGGTTGCCTTAGGAGAAGGCAAGACAGCTCTTCTTGAGCACGGTGGAATTAGTGGAGCAATCGTACAGACCAACAAACACAGAGGTCTTGTAAAGAAGACTTATTCAATCTATCTTGTAAAGCCTACTGAAGAACAGATGAATCAGTTCATGAGCCTGTTTATTCGTGAGAAATTCTGGCTAGAGAATGAGCAAGTTAAGACAACCAAGTTATGGTGCTATAAAGTCAGTGTGACAGAATTAGACCAAGTCAAACCTGGTCTTTATATGACTAAGGCAACTTTTACTTGTCATCCAACTAAGTTTTTCAAAACAAGTGACACGCAAACTTTAACAAAAAGTGGGACTTTGACCGTTCAAGGTTCTGCTCTTGCCTTTCCTAAAATCACAATCGTTGGTCAGAGCACTTCTGAAACTTCATTTACAATTGCTGGTCAGGTCATTCGTCTTGAACGCCTCACTGAGTCGCTTGTGATGGCCAATAATCCTGACAATCCAAGTTTTAAAACAACAACAGGAAAGCCAGTCAAATGGTCAGGGGATTTTATCACAGTTGATCCAGCAAAAGTGAAGAATGTTGGGGTTGTTCTAGGTCAAGGTATTCAATCGCTTGAAATCGAGACGGTTTGGGGGTGGGCATAATTGCTTTATCTACTTAATAAAGATGTGAGAACCGTTCGGTGGAACGGGGAGCCACTTCATGAAGCAACTTCGGCAATTGTTAAAGAGGCCATGAATGGTGATTTCACCTTAACTGTGAAATATCCTATTTCTGACTCTGGTATTTATCAACTTATTCAAGAAGATATGTTGATAAAAGCGCCGACTCCTGTTCTTGGTGCGCAGCTATTTCGCATTAAGAAACCTATTGAACACAATGATCATCTGGAAATCACAGCCTATCATATTTCAGACGATGTGATGCAACGTTCTATCACACCAGTAAGTGTGACTAATCAGAGCTGTGACATGGCTCTTTCTCGCATGGTTCAAAACACCAAAACCGCTTTGGGAGATTTTTCTTTCAATAGCGATATCCAGGATCGTAGGACCTTCAACACGACTGAAACAGAAACTCTGTACTCTGTATTGCTTGATGGCAAGCATAGTATCATTGGGACGTGGGAAGGTGAGCTGGTTCGTGATAACTTTGCGATGACTGTCAAGAAGAGTCGTGGCGAGAATCGTGGTGTTGTTATTACAACGCACAAAAATCTGAAGGACTACCAACGCACAAAAAACAGTCATAATGTTGTCACAAGAATTCATGCAAAGTCGACTTTTAAACCTGAAGGTGCTGAAAAAGAAACGACTATCAGAGTGACTGTTGATAGTCCTCTTATCAACTCATACCCTTATATCAATGAAAAAGAGTATGAGAACAACAACGCAAAGAGTGTTGAAGAGTTGCAGAAGTGGGCACAGGCTAAGTTTTCAAATGAGGGCATTGACAAGGTCTCTGATGCTATCAAGATTGAAGCCTATGAACTTGATGGGCAAGTTGTTCACATGGGTGATACGGTCAATCTCAAGAGCTGGAAACATAATGTCGATGCATTCAAGAAAGCTATTGCTTATGAGTTCGATGCCTTAAAAGAAGAATACATTTCTCTGACTTTAGATGATAAGGCAGGCATTGGTGGTTCTAGAGCTTCTGGTGGCCTATCTAGCGCAGCTGATGCCATCCTTGGAGTGACAGAATCAGCTCAAGAAATTGCCCTTGAAAAAGCTCTTCAAAATGCAGACTTAGATTTTGATCACCAAGCTGAATTGTTAAGACAAGAAATTGCGGACGGTATCGAACTTGCCAAAGCTAAAGCAGAGGAAAACAAGCGTGCTCTGTCAGATGAAATCGATAACAGGCTCTCAGGTTTTGATAGCAGCATGAACGAGAAACTTGAAGACCAACGAACAAAAATCGAAGAGATTCGTGCGATTGGTTCAACAGTTACTCAAACCGCTGAAGAAGCTTTAGAAGAAGCTAGAAACGCTCTTGAGTCCGCTAATACTTCTAAAGGTTTGTCTGATTCCAACTTTGCCAAAATCGAGCAGATAACAGACAGAATCAAAACACTTGTGACTAAACAAGAGGTTGACCCTCTGACAGATAGGTTGAGAATTGCTGAAAGCAGAATCGAAGTTCAAGCTGGCCAGATTATCGAGAAATTGTCTCGTACTGATTTTGACAGATTGGCCAATGATAAAGGTTTTCAAAATGCCACTCAAGTCCAGAATATTGTCAAGAATTCGGTTGACGGATTTCAAAGAACCATCTCACGTATTGAAACCAAACTGAGAGATATTATTAGAAATGATAACCTCTTGCAGAATTCATCCATCATTCCAGCGGGGGACTCCTTGAACGGAACTTGGGGATTGTATTTATCAGGTGGTAACGGTCGGACAGATGTTATCGAATTAAGAGATGCTCCGCATACTGCTATCAAGAAAGGTATGCGTGTCGTTAATAATACAAATGGTGGAAATAAAGATATCGGTCAAAAAGTTAATTTGGTTGTTGGCGAAAAATACACAATGTCGTGCTGGGCGAGAGTATCTAGCAATAGTACGAGTCAAAACGTTAATTTGTTGATGCGTTCCTGGACCACAAATGATAATAATCGTAGATTATTCAAATCTATCTCGAACAAAGATTGGGTTAGATATCAATTCACATTCACAGCAGATACAGTATCTAACTCAATACAATTTGGTCAAAGTGGAAATGGTAGTCTTGAAATCTGCGGTATGAAACTTGAACACTCTGACCGCATGACTGACTACGATGTTAACACTTCTGAAATCGTTAGCGTCGCTGATTTCAACGATGTAGTTGATACAGTTAAGAGCCACACACAGACTATCCAGAGACAGAATGAGTCTATTTCACAAGTCATTCAGACTGCTGACGGATTGGTTAACCGTGTATCTAATTTCTTGGATGACTTTAATCTGGTATATGATCCAACGAATTTCAGTAAGTGGGCCAAGAAGCAAGCTGAAGCGAATGTCATTGAGGTTCAGGCTGCTACCAGATTGCTACGAATTACCACTACTGGTAAAGACCAAGCAGTCTATCACGGTTTCGCATTGCCACTTAATACCTCAACTTTTACAAAGGGAGAAAAACTCAGCTATCGCATGGAAGTTTGGGTAGATGTCTTACCAGATGCCCCTCTAGGAATTGAGCTATGGGCAGAAGAAGGTGGCGGTGTAATTGCATCCGATAGAGTGACGCTCACTAAAACTGGTACTCAGATTATCACTGGTACGATGACTGTCCAGAAATCATTGACTAAATCAAGAGAATTCCCTCTTCAAATTTGGTTGATGAAGAACGGGCAAGTCGCAATTGGACAAGTATCTCTTATTCGTGGTGACAAACCGCCTAAAAAATTCAGCGACAACACATCTACACAGGATGTTGTCACACAGACTCAAGTATCACAGCTACGTGACTCGTACGCTATCCAAACCCTTACGGGACCTGGAGCGATTTCTTCTCAAATCAATCTGAACAGCAATAACATTCTGATTGAAGCTGCTAAAATCCGTTTAAAAGGTAGGACGCTACTAGACGAAATCACAGCTATCGATGGTTACTTTAAGCGTTTATTTGTAGGAGATGCCAGAGTAGGTACGTTGAATACGGATGTTATTCGCTCGAATTCGATTTCAGCAGAAAAGCTGATATTTGATACTGCTCTAGCGAAGAAGCTTGTATCCAGCGATGTATTTACGGACACTTTAGCTGCTAAAACAGCCTTTATCAACAAGTTGAGATCAGTAGTAGTATCTGCAACCTTGCTTGAAGGTTATAAAGGCCGTATTGGTGGCTTCCAGATTGGTACGCATGACAAAGACCCTAGCACCTACTGGTTGACTGGTACTAATCAATTTGCAGTCGGTATGAGTAACGGTAACACTCAGTGGGGTCAAACTGCTCTTTGGGTTAACTGGGGAGATAACTGGGGGAAAGCAGGTGACTATGCTTGGTTCGTTAAGCGTACAGGAGAGATGTTCTGTTATAACAAGGCGCAATTTTGGAATACTCCTAAAATCCACGGGAATTTAGAAGTGGCTGGTAATATCTATTATGTAAAAGATAATTACATAGCAGGATTTTGGGTTTACTCAGATATTTACACACATTTTCAAGAAAAAAACGGCTATTTCTATATGCATAAACAAGGTGGTGGATATTCTTGGATACCAATCAATAAAGAGATTTCAGACCGCAGATATAAGAGCAACATTCAAGATAGTCAAGTGTCTGGACTTGATGTAATTGAGCGGTTGAAAACCTATTCTTATCGTAAGGAATACGATGGAAAAATCGAGGATATTTCTTGCGGTATCATGGCTCAAGATGTACAACGATTCGCACCAGAAGCATTCTTTGAAAATCCAGATGGCGCTTATTCTTATAACACATTCGCACTTGTGCCTTATCTCATCAAGGCTATTCAAGAACTTAACCAAAAAGTAGAAAGGTTGGAAACAACAACATGAACGAACAAGACAAGCAGATTAGCAGTCTGACAATTAAATCATTAAGCGAACGAGTCGGCAACGAAGCAACTCAGTCAGCTACGCTAGAAGCTCTATACACAGTTACAGCTATGGAGCTCGAACAAATCAAAAACATCATCAATTCAAATGAAGAACTGAAAGCAAAATTTGAACAAGTGAAAGGACAAACGATAAATGGCAATTAACAACTACACCCTAGCAACTAAACCTTATACTCGTGGTTTTGGTGACCAAACCAAAACAGTTGTAGAAATTCGCTTGCAAGATGGCAACCGTTACAGCACTAACCAACGTGAATTGGCTGGTGATCGCACACAAGACCAAGAAGATGTACTCATTCAAGCAGTATTGGATATGGTGAAATCTGAATTAGATCCAGGTTCTGCAATCGTACAAGCCCAATCTAAAATCGAGCAAGCTGAACAGAAGCTTACTGAGACAGAAACCAAGCAGAATCAACTGCTTGAAATCACTGCGAAAATCAATAAGGTAGTTCGTGTTATGGCTCAAGATTCCATCATGGGTGAGAAAATCGCTTACGGTACAACATACAAAGAACTTGTAGAACTCTTTCCTCTTGTTAAAACTGGTGAGAGCTACGCTCCTGGTTCTATGTTTGCAATCGAAGACCCTGAACACGTTGAATTGAACGGGGAAGGCAAGCGCATCCTTATTCAAACTAATCAACAATTCATCTACCAAGGCGAATCACTCAAACAACTTGAAGGCGCACCATCCCAAAATGGAATTCTAGCCATTTGGAAATGGGATGCTCCTAAACCAGAGAAACCATCTAGCGAGCTAGACACACAACCAGTATCACGTTAAAGAGGTGGGTTTATGCAAGATTTTATGTGGGGAGAGCTAGTTGGCCATCTTAGGAACCTATCTCACAGCCCTTACATCCATATCTTCTTCTGGTTAATGGTTTTAGACATCGTTACTGGCTATGTTAAAGCTTTTAAAACAAATCGTTTTGACAGTAAGATTGGCACGATGGGATTGATTCGTCATTTCGTTGTATTCGTGGTCATTATGCTTGTAGCGATGTATTCAAGAGCGCTAGGAATCAGAACATTTGGTATTGGTTGGACAATGTTCTTTATTATCAACTATCTAGGCTCTGTACTTGAGAATTGGGAAGCGATTGGTTGGGCATTCCCAGAGTTTTTGAAACCATACATCAACCAAATTAAGAAGGATAACGCTAAAAAAATAGGTCAGTTTTTGGTCAATATCGACCAAAAAGACCAAGTAGAAGTTGAAATAAAGGAGAAAGAAAATGAATAAAATCAACTGGAAATTACGTTTGCAAAATAAAGTAACACTTATTGCTCTACTAGGAGCAGTATTTCTTATGGCTCAGCAGTTTGGACTTGAAATTCCCCAAAATATCCAAGACGGTGTGAACACATTCGTATATATTTTGGTATTGCTTGGTGTAGTTACCGATCCAACGACTGCTGGTTTGACCGATAGCGAACGAGCGCTTGAGTATTATAAACCAAACGAAGACTAGGAGAAAATAATGAAGAAAAACGACTTATTCATCGACGTATCTAGTCATAATGGATACGATATTACAGGTATTTTAGCTGACATTGGTACACAGAATACCATTATCAAAATTTCTGAAAGTACAAGCTATATCAACCCTTGCCTATCTGCTCAAATTGAGCAATCCATTCCTGTTGGATTCTATCATTTTGCTTGGTTTGGTGGTGACATTGAAGAAGCCGAGCGTGAGGCACGTTATTTCCTTGATAATGTTCCTCAAAAAGTAAAATACTTGTGTCTTGACTACGAAGATCACGCTAGCGGAGATAAACAGTCAAATACAGATGCTTGTATTCGCTTCATGGAAATCCTCAAAGAAAATGGCTACGAGCCAATCTATTACAGCTATAAGCCATTCACGCTCAATAATATCTATTATGAGCAGATTCTTGAGAAATTCCCAAACAGTCTTTGGATTGCTGGCTATGGTTTAAATGACGGTAATGCTGATTTTGAATACTTCCCGTCCGTGGACGGGATTCGCTGGTGGCAATACTCTTCAAATCCGTACGACAAGAATATTGTTTTACTAGATGATGATGAAGAAGCTAAAGCTGAATGGAAAGAGAATGATATCGGCTGGTGGTATGTACGTTCAGATGGCTCATATCCAAAAGATAAATTTGAAAAAATCGATGGAACCTGGTATTATTTTGACGGCTCTGGCTATATGATCAAAGATAAGTGGAAGAAACATTCAGACGGCAAATGGTACTATTTAGACCCTTCAGGAGCTATGGCTACTGGATGGAAGAAAATCGGTGGCAAATGGTATTACTTCGATAGTGAAGGAGCCATGAAGACTGGATGGGTTAAGTATAAGGATGTATGGTACTATCTCGATGCTAAAAACGGTGACATGGTATCTAACGCATTCGTACAATCAGCAGACGGCAAAGGTTGGTATTACCTTAAACCAGATGGTTCACTTGCTGACAAGCCTGAATTCGTGGTTGAGCCAGAAGGGCTCATCACCACAAAATAAAACATAGAAAGGTTTTCAAAATTTAATTACATTTGACCGCTGGCAATCGCTAGCGGTTTTTTGTTTGTTCTGAAAGTACTTTCTAAAATAAAAAAACTTTAAATTTGTTTGTGTTTTATGTTGACATAAGTCAACAAATGGTGTATAATTAAATCATAAAGATAAGGAAAGAAGAAAACAAAATGAAAAAATCACTAACATCACAAGAACAAATCGCACTAGCAAAAGAAATCTTACAAGTTAAGAATCGTAGAGAACGCTCATTAAAACTTGGAGAAATCCTAGAACGTGAAAAGTTATCATCAGATGCAATGTATGAATTATACAACACCCTATTAACAGCAATCAGAGTTTACGGAGATGTTATCGGGTTCGATGATAAAGACTTCAAAGAAATGGCACTCACAATCTTACTTCTTGAAAAAGTAAGTGAAGCAAAAACAACCAAGGCAGCATAGAGGGGCGTCGCCCCTCCTAATCCATAATATAGGAAAGGGAGTTCAAAAGAGCTCAAGGTAAAGCAAAATGATTAAGTGGACAGGAAAAAGTACAGACGGACGCTGGAACAAGACAGTAGAAGCTGAAAGCTACTTTGAATTATTAGAAAAGTTAGTTGATAAGGGTTATATTGGAGACTATATCGATAGTGACTCTCAATTATTCCATGAACTTGGTTATGTATCTCAAGAGGTTTCAGAATTAGAAGAACGATTGAATGACGAAGATACAGCAGATGAGGCTTTAATGGAACTTGAAAAATTTGAATGGGATATAATTTTAAGAAATTTAACAGATAAAGAAATCGAGAGCGCAATCCGTGGATGTGATAGTCAAGCTTATTACCAAGAATTTGAGGTGACTGAATGATTATTAACACGTCACAAGTTGAAATGGTCTTGATGAACAAGGCCATTCCAGCCAATCTATTAGAACGAGAAATCGGGATATCACGTTCTGCTATTACTCGAATCAGAAACGGCCAGAGAGCGTTTAAGAACTTAACGATTGAAACCGCTGAGAAAGTTCAACAATGGATTGACGCTGGAAATTATCGCTTTAGCTACGATTACAGTGAACTAATCGAGGAACTGGAAGCAGATATAGACGAAGGCTTGACAGACGAATATATTTATATCGTTCGTGGTGATTATATCGAAATGCTAGACAAATGCCCTATCATTGATTACTACTATACTGCTAAAGAAATCATGGACGGTGACTTTGCCGAAAAAGTCTTGACAAGTTCGGCACTTGCTGAAATGAAAGCAGATAATGAAATTTAA